CAGTCTGATAATTAACCACCTGTAAAACGCTGCCAGCAGGCAATGCTGCTGCTGCAATAGTTCCTGTTAACTGACTAGCTGCTATGCTCTTATTCGTCAGCGTATCAGTCGTGGCTTTCCCGATTAGGGTGTCGGTTCCAGTTGGAAGTGTTAAAACTCCTGAGCCTGCAACCAGTGGCGCACTGATGGTGATAGCCCCGCTCGTATTTCCTGCGACGATAATATCTGCCATATTATGCTACCTCCTTATCTGCTGGTAATGGTGTGTTGCCTTCAGCAAGCCATGCTAAATAAGCGATGTAGTCTGTATTGGCTGGGTCAAAGGGAATTCCTAATATAGAAACATCACTTTCATTTAATAACCAAACTGAGTTTTGTATATTTGTAGTTGAATCTAGTGGACATAGCTTATACATTTATAACTCCGCTGAAAATAAAAATACCGCTTGACCAAGAGAACCTGCACCCGAAACAGCAGTAACTCCAAAACCAGCAACACTAAAGACAATCTGATTATTTTGTGCATTTACTGATGATATTGATGATGGTTGTGTCGTAGTTGTGTAGGTTGCAACACCGGGATATGTAAAGTTAGCTGTGCCTGTGTAAGAAATAGAAGGTGTGGCTCTAAAAGCAGATGGCATATAAAAACCATATGCAGAAACATTACCCGATCCGTTCAACAAACCGGGAATTGCAGAACTAGCTGTGTAATACCTCTGACACATCATCAACTCTCTACCATAGTCACGGAAATCAAACGAAGTAGCTGTTGAGCCTTTTTCTAGTTGAACGCCTGTGATGTAGAAGGTAGCACCAGAAGTGCCTACTACTGAGACTGCGCCTGTTGCTCCTAAATAATTAGGTCCAGCCCATGAGCCAGCAGTCCCACTAAATGTAGAGCCAACACCAAGACCAAAGTTTAAAATAATTCCAGCAGTATTATTAGTAGCCCAAGTGCCACTTGTATCACCAGCAACGGTTACAGAAACAGGAGTCCAAGTATTCGCAGAAGAAACTGTATAGGTAAATGGATAAGACCTATTGCTTGCAGAATTTTGTAATGAACCGCCAAAAGCACCAGTTAAAGATGAATACACTTGAAATGACAAAGTTACAGTTTTGGCATTTGCAGTACCCCAACTTAAGTCTGCAACATTGTATCCTTCAATTATTTGTCTAAGCAAAAAGTAATCACTTGCACCAACGCTATAAGCAGAAGATGATGTAATACCTTGATAGTTTGTGAATCCTGCTGGAGGTGTTACAGAACCAGCGTTTTGTTGTGCTGAGAACTTACTTGATTGACTTAACCGAGCAGTCCACCTATCTACCAAATATTGCTGGTCAACAGGCGTAACACTAGCCCCAGCATTTCTCTGGTCAATCACCATTCCACCATTGATGATGCGGTTCTTGAAGCCAAATGTGTTTGCTACGCTGATTCCGTTACTAGCACTCAGAGTACCAGTTACAGCCACACCAGTGCTGGTCACAGCAACAACATTGGTTCCATTACTATTTAAGTTGAGAATGCCAGAGGCATCACCCGTCATCGAGATGCCACCTGCCCCACTCGTAAGAGCCGCAATCGTAGATGCCATTTATATATCTCCTAAAGAATTGCCCAGCGAGAGCCGCTAGGAACAGTAACCACCACGCCCGATCCGAGCGTAATTGGCCCGACAGAGAATCCATTTTTAGATGTTGTCAAAGTGTACGATGATGTTACCGACTGAGCATTCTCGTAGATTGCACCGTTGGCTTGCGCTCCACCAACACCGCCCCAGGCACCAGCAACGTAGCCTTCAAAGCCAGCAATGGTTGTGTTGTATCTGAGCATACCGTTGGTCACGCCAGTTACAGTGCGCTCACCTGTGGTCCCTGCTGGCAGTATTGCGGATCCGGTAGCCGAATCTTTAGACACCACAACTGTAGCATCTAGTGCTACATAGTCCCATGCCGAGCCTGAGTAGACAAGGACTCTGTTGGCCACTGTATTGAAATACAAGTCACCGGCAGTCAGTGGGCCACCACTTGGGTCCAGAGTAGGGTTGGATGCGAAGGCACCAAGGTAGGTATTCGTGAACGATGCAAGACTGGCCGCTGCCGATACTGCTGATGCCGCAGCATTGGTTGCCTGGGTAGTCGCTATCCCAGCTTGGGTACTTGCGGTAGCCGCAGACGTTCCGGCATTGGTGGCCGATGTTGCCGCGTTACTTGCTTGCGTGGTTGCCAGGCCAGCTTGAGTCGTGGCAGTCGATGCAGAAGACGTTGCTGATGAAGCCTGTGCAGTAGCAGTAGATGCGCTTGAAGTCGCGCTAGATGCCGATGCTGTTGCGCTTGTCGCTGAATTCGTTGCGCTGGTTGCTTGCGTTGTAGCAGTCGTTGCTGAGTTACTTGCGCTTGTTGCACTGGTTGCGGCGGCTCCGGCAGATACAGCGGCAGCAGCAGCGTTTGCGGCAGCATTTTGAATAGCGACTATGTTAGTTGCGTTCGTGTTAATGCTGGCTATATTCGTCGCGTTAGTATTAACATTAGCAATGTCGGTTCCGACAGCATTTACATTGGTAATAGCCCCGGCCACTGTATTGATGTTGGCGATGTAAGTTGCATCTGTATTAACTGAGGTTATGTTATTGGCAACAATGTCTATATTGGCAGCACTGTCAGCCAGGCGAATAATGTCAGCCACTAAGGCTTCGGCATCTTCAGCAGAAGTAATCGGAAGCTTTGCAGACCGGTCAACCTCTTCCTTCAACTGCTGGGTCTGGATGGTTAAATTATCTAGAGAACTGGTGATAACTTCCGGGTAAAATCCACCCTGGTTGGTCAGGTCCGTTTCCTGTAGATAAGGAACCTGGGAAGACATAACCATGTTGTATCCAACCGCCAATGGAGCGACCAGAGTTACATTCCCGCCAGGATTTGAGTTCTGGTCGAAATTCAAAGTTACGGTAAAGTCGGTGGTTAATACTAGAGTTGTTTCAACTGAGGTTGTATTGTTGACTTTTACAACCAGCATATCCGATGGTTGGAATATTTTGAATGCATACGCATAAGGACCAGTTGATCCACTTCCTACGAATGGCCCTGCTTTTCTGGTCTGGCTGGAGATTGTCATCGAGGTACTCCTTTATTCTTTGATGATAAGTTAAATAAATTAGTTACGGATAATTATTGATTCGGTCTGTTTACGTCCTTACCAGATATAACTCCACGAGTCACATCCATAGCACTCCCTGACTCTACCCTGCCTTGCGCTATATCAGCAGCGTATCCAAGAGGCTTGCCCATCTGGCCAAGAGGAAGACCTGTAATCATTCCAAGTGCGGTCAATGTATCCCGTATAGCCTTCTTCCAGGAACCGTCTTCAGCGATTGCTTTGTAAAGAGTATTGGGTGCGCGAACAGTTGACTCAAGTGCTGATATTGATGCGGACGTACTTATACGGTCATCATATGGCTTAGAGTTCCACGCATTAACACCGGCCATGATAGATGGTCCAACTATAGGTATCATCGCTATGGCAGTCCTGGCTTGCGATCCAAAGAATAAAGCCATGGCATCATTCTCGTCCCACTCATCATCGTCACCATCTGCGAACCCACCGGCACCCTGTACTATGATTTCAGACAGAACTGCTGGGATCATAAATGCGAATGTGTAGATGTAAAGCAATTGGCCCATTCCTTTTTTAACTCCGAATTCTTTAACAGTCTTGGTGAATTCGGTGCCTAAAAGGTTCGCTTGCATATTGAAGTACGAGTAAAACATAGTGAATGCTCGAACGAATGCGGTGCCGGTCTCGAATCTGGACACATCTTCTGGCGAGAAGCTGCCCTGAGTGAGTCGAACTGCTGAATCAGCCGCTCTAACAGCATCCCTCTCATTGCCAGTTTCGGCCATTGATTGGTTATACGCTCCGACCCATACAATAGTATCAACGGCATTCTGAAGACCTTGCTGCATGAAGTATCCGTGCTTCCCAGCAAAGCTTCTTAATTTGTCATACTTGCTTGGATTCAGCAGCAGTTCATCAATAGTCTTTGATATTTCAAATTGCTGGTTACTCATCCTGGTATTCATATACTTGGATTTTTCTGCAACCATTGTTGACGTATCTGTTGGCTGGCGAGTGTATAACCACAAAGCATTTCTTAGATTGCCTGGCTTTACCTTCAATGCTCCAATGGACAGACCGGTCACCTGTTGCAGCGCATTGGTTACGTTACCAACCATCATCTGCATCCCGGTCCTGGTTCTTACCTCGCTGAAGAACTTGTCTGCCAACTTTCCACCGGCACCCTTCATTGGCGTCTTGATCATCTGCATTGCCGTTCTTTGCAGCCAAGGCACAAGCATATCGCCACGGATGGTTGGGTCCAACCTGTCCATCGCAGCAGAGAATGTCTGGCTGGTCTTTACAATCTTTGCGACATCCTTAATCTTTGGCTCGATGTAAGTGAACCTTAGAACCTTATCAAGGTGGGATGGGAAGTATCCAAGGTCAAGCATTAATGGCTTGTTATATTCAACTCGACCCTTGGTGAAGCCCCTGCCGGTGGTCGGGAACATATAAGAGTTATCGGTCTGTCCGGTCTCTTGCTCGTTACGCATAGCGGCATCGGTGTTGATCCATGGATCGGTCACCGCAGGTACATATCCACCCCTGTATATTCCGAATGGAGTTATAACTGGGTTAGCCGAGATCTCATTGAAGTAGAACCCGTACATATCCTTGTGTACTTTCTGAGCCGCTGGCTTCATCTCTTCCAACAGATCCCAGACAGACTGAGCAAAATCAAAGTCAACCTTTGAAAGCTTATTCTCTGCGTACATCCTCGACATGAAGTTATCCCATCGAGCGGTATTTAATGACCCGTCCTGGTTCTCTTCGGCCCATCCCCGGCCAAGTAACATCTTCCTCTTGTTAGACTCGTTGCCGGTATGGAGGATGGCGTGGAGCAGTTCTGCCTTATTCTTGAATGTGTATCCAATTTCACCGGCGGCTATAGATCCAGCAGACAAGCCCTTCTCGACAGACTTAACTATATCAAGATACTTTTGAAGGTACTCATTCTTGGCGATTCTGTATTCAGCAACAGACTCAGAGATCGGATTCCATATATACTTTCTGAATGGCCCATCTAATTTCCCAGCATCCATGGCATCAACCCATGACTCTACTCTACGCATTGCGGCCCTGGCGCCCATCAACATGATCTTGCGCTTATCCCAATCGGACATAGCCTTGTCATATCCACGGCGCTCTTTCTTTGTATCGACTGCATCTACACGGTCAACGAGTTCGGAGATGATAAGGTTTCTATCGACCATCTTCCCGTCAATCTCCATCTGCTTGCTTCTGCGAGACAGGTGCCATAAAGCTTGAATCTGCTCAGATAAGTCGGTGAATTGATCTGTTGTCAGCTCAGTAATTGGCTTGGCTTGTTGCAGGTGAGCAGTGATCATTGGCTCTATTTCTGCATAGAACTCTGGATCGTACTCTTGGACCTTGGCCAGGTATGCTCCGGCCGGTAGTTCCGTCTTGCCAAGCCCGTAGTTTGCTAGGATTGCCCTGGCTGCACTCACAAGATTCATGTCGCGCTTATCTGCGATTCTGGAGTCAGCAGTGAATACCTTCTTGAATAGATCGAGAGACTTTGCCACCGACCGGTTAACCTTGATGGCTTCCGATGCAAGCTGGTTATTCAGCAACTGGTTGCGCTTGGCTTCCATCGCCCCAGCAGTGCCTCCCTTCTTGAGAGCGTTAATTGCTTCTTGCGCTGCACGAGCCTCTGCAATCGCATAATTCTTTGGTTTGATAGTACCTATAGGCCTCGATGCCAATATCGCAACAGCGGCTTGCCTAGCGGCTTCTAGCATCACTCTGACAGGGGCAGTTGCCTTCGCAAGGTGCCTTAACTCAACAGACACGAATCTTGCACGAGCCTCGTTGTGTATTGCCGATTCAACTGCAACTTCAATAGACTTTGGATCTTGCAGTTCTGCGTGTTCGGCCAGCATTCTTTCGTCTGTTCTAACATTGACCTCATCGTTAAACTTACGAGCGGAGACCAATGCTCTGACAAGGTCATCACCAGACTTGAATCCGAACATCTCAGCAACCATATCAGGGTGGAGTCCGTCTTCAGACATCATTCCTCGTTGCTTGCCCATGCCAAGTATCTTTAAATCTGGTCCTTGGTACAGAGCGGTGTCGCTTTCTGGGTACATTGCCTTAACATCAGCAATAGATAACTTGTATCCAGCATCTACTTTTATATCGTTACCGTTCTGGTCTACGGTCTCCCCGGTCTTCAGCCAATTAATGGCACGATAAACTGGATCTGCTTTGACCTCCTCAACAACCTTGTCTCTGAGCGACTTGCGGATCTCAGCGGTCTCCTTCTGCATCTCCTTGAGAACCCTGCTTCTAGCACCAGATAGCCACTTCATCTGACGTAGGCTTGCAGTCTGCATCTCTCCAATGGCTGCGTTGGTGGCTTCCTGGCTCATCTCTTGATAAGCGGCCCACTCGCTGTCATCCATCCCCGATTGTTCCTGAGTTTGGAATATAGGCACCATGTTACGGACGGTCTCTGTCTGCTTAATCTGCTCTGAGGTGGCAAGCATTCTATCCATAACCTGTCTAACTTCGCCGGTCAGGATAGGCAGGTCAGTGCCATGCTCTTGCCGGTAGATAGCGTTGAGGTCATCACGGATTGATTTGTATACCCTGGCCAACCATGCTGAGAACCTATCAAAGATAGTCTGCAACTTAATGTTGGGTGCCTTGCCCTCGAACAGGTAGATCTCGTAGTTGTAAGCGAACTGCTCGTGGTACTTTCTCTGTTCATCCAGAGACATTTGGTTCCAGGTATCCAGGTCTTTTACGCCAAACCAATCGAGGACGGTCTGCATATCTTTCTTGGATTGCTCTGTTGCGTTGGGATTCGCTGCCATGTCTGCATAGACTGACAGGAAAAAGTGAGCGGTCTCGTGGAGGAAGGTGGAGTTATCTGCTTCCGTACCAAGAATGGTAGTTAAAGTGGTTGGGTCGAATCCACCACGGGCATCTTGTTGTCCAGATACTGGTTGTCTGAGGAGACCGGTTCGCTCATCTGCTGCTGGGGTTGTTGTGCCAATTCCCTGGCGTA